TCGCAAGGCCATCCTCAAGGAAATCTCGTTCGTCGACAGCGGCGCGGATACGGCCACTTCGGCACGTATCGCGGCCCAGAACAAGGAGCAAGCAGTTATGGAAGACAAGAACACCAGCATTCAGGACGATCCCCAGCAGGACAATGGGCAGGTCGATGGCGACTCCGGAAGCGCCGACGCCGCAAGCGATACGCCCCCGACGGAACCCGGACCGAAAACGCCCGAGCCGCAGGAGCCGAAGCCGCAGACGAACCAAGCGCCCGCGACTGCCGACACCGTCAGCGCGTCCGCCTCGGACGATGATGCCGTGACGCAGATGCGGGCGTCCGCCTCGGACGATGATGCCGTGACGCAGATGCGGCAGCGTATGGCCGCCGAAACGCGCCGCGTCGAGGCGATCCGCAAGGTCTGCGCCGGCAAGCACCCGGACATCGAGGCGAAGGCCATCGAGGAGGGCTGGGACGAGAGCAAGACCGAACTGCACGTGCTGCGCGCCTCACGGCCGCAGGTGCCGACGGTACACACCGGCCCACGCAATTCCAGCCCGCAGGTCTTCGAGGCCGTGGCGCTGATGGCGTCGGGGCTGCCCAACTCGCGGATCGAGGCGATCTACGCCGAGCCGATCCTCGAAGCCGCCGACAAGCTGCGCGGCGTGGGCGTCCAGGAATTCTGCGAGCTGGCCTCGGGGCTGCAGCTGCCGCGCTTCCGGCGCGACGCCAGCGGCTGGCTGCAGGCCGCATTCAGCACCACGAGCCTGCCGGGCATCCTCTCCAACATCGCCAACAAGATGCTGTTGGAGGGCTATAACTACATCGAGGACGCCTGGCGGCGCATCGCCAAGATCGCCTCGGTGAACGACTTCAAGGAGCACACCCGCTACCGGATGACCGGCAGCTTCCAGTTCCAGCAGGTCGGCCCCGACGGCGAGCTCAAGCATGGCAAGCTGGACGAGATGAAGTTTGGCCAGAAGGCCGACACCCACGGGATCATGTTCGCACTGACGCGCCAGATGATCATCAACGATGACATGGGCGCGTTCACCGACATCCCGCGCCAGATCGGCATGGGTGCGGCCGAGGCCATCGCCGACGCGGTCTGGGGCCTGTGGCTGTCCAACCCGACCCAGGCGGACGGCAAGACTTTCTTCCACGCCGACCACAGCAACTATGTTGCCGGTGCGGATACCGCGCTGAGCGTCGACGGCCTGACCGATGCCGAGGTCCTCTTCAGCAAGCAGACCAAGCCCAACGGCAAGCCGCTGGGCATGCCGGCCAGCATTCTGCTGGTTCCCACGGCGCTCAAGGTCCCGGCCGAGATGCTTATGAAGAGCGTCCAACTGAACGAGACCACCACGGCCAACAAGGCCAAGCCCTCGACCAACCCGCACGTCGGCAAGTTCGATGTGGTCTCTTCGGTCTACCTGTCCAACGCATCGTTCACCGGCGCGAGCAGCAAGGCCTGGTATCTGCTGGCCGATCCGAACCGTCTGCCGGCCATCGAGATCGCATTCCTCAACGGCGTGGACCGGCCGACGGTGGAGAAGACCGACGCCGACTTCAACACGTTGGGCATCCAGTTCCGGGGCTACATCGACTTCGGTGTCCGCGAACAGGATTACCGTGGCGCGATCAAGCTCAAGGGCGAAGCGTGACGGCAGTAGCCGGTAGCCCGTAACCCGTAAACAACAGGAGAACAATCTGATGGCAACTGCAACATTCATTCATGACGGCAAGTCAATCGACTACACGCCCACCGCTGATGTAGCGGCCGGTGACGTGGTCGTCCAGCAGGAATTGGTCGGCATCGCCAAGCTGGACATCCCGGCCGACACGCTGGGCGCTCTGGCTGTAACGGGCGTGTTCGACTTTCCCTGCGATCCCGGTGACACCGGTGTTCCCGCCGGCGTGTCGTTCTACTGGGATGCCGGCAACGGCTACGCCACAACCCAGGCTGGCGGCGCACCACTGGGCAAGAGCGTGGCGGCCACCGGCAACCCGGCGACGACCGTTCGCGTTCGATTGAGCCAGTAAGGGAGAAGCAGCGTGGGTGACCTGTTGAGGCAAGGAGGCCAATGGCTGGAGCAGCAGCGCACGGCGCACTGCTCCAGCCAGGTCACCTACCGCAGGGAAGCGGCTGAACTTCAGGTCGACGCGACGTTCGGACGCACCGAGTACGACGTCGAAGACGAACACGGCCTTCGCGTCGGGGCGCAGGTGACGGACTTCCTGATCCTGGCCGAGGTGTTTTCGCCCTTGTTCGACGAACCGCAAGCAGGCGACCAGATCGTCGCCGACGGCGTGGTGTACGAAGTAATGAACCTGGCCGGTCAGGGACATTGGCGATGGAGCGATCCGTACCGGACCACGATGCGGATTCATACGAAGGAAGTGGGCACGGAATGAGCGAGTGCGACCAGTTCGAACAATGCCAGAAGCACTGGGAATCGATCCACCGGAAGTTGGATCGGCTGGATGAGGCGATTCGCGGCAACGGCAAGCCGGGCATCCTGATCCGCCTGGATCGGCTGGAACAAGATGCTCGACGCCAGGGGAAGCTCCTGTGGCTGATCGTCGGGGCAATCGCCACGAGTGTGACGTCCGCCATCGTGGTCTGGATCACGGGATAGCGGCGTCTCGAGCAACAACATGACGAGGTAACACAATGGCCAAACGCTGGATCAATTCGATGGACGTGGAGGTGGGCGAGAACGGCGCGCCGCTGTTCGACGTGGCGGGCTGCTCCTCGTTCGTCGGTGGCACGAAGACAGTTGCATCCACTTCGACGCCGGAACCGCTGGTGGCAGTTTCGACGCCGTGCCGGTTCGTCTGGATCGGCGCTCGCGTCGACAGTGACGGTAACCCGCAGAACACCAAGCCGTGTTTCGTGGGCGACTCGGCCAACCAGAACATCCCGATCCTGCCCAGCAACTTCGAAGGCGTCGTGATCCGCATCGACGACGCCAGCAAGCTGTACGTCAAGGTCGGCGTGAACAATGAGGGCGTCGTGTATCGCATCTTCGCGTAGGAGCAGATGGTGTCATTATTCGTCAGCACACAATCCGGCAACTGGCATGACCCGACGACGTGGGATGTGGGTTCGGTTCCAGATCTCAGCGCAGATGATGTCATCATCGCTGATGGACACGAGGTCGTGCTCGAAAGCGGTCAGTATCTGTCTCTCGCACCGGACCTGCTCCTCGGGATTGCCGCAAGTGGAACGCTGAGGATTCAGGGCGGCCTGGACGCTTACAACAGCAATGTTGTCGTCCTTGGCACCCTGATCGCAGAAGGCGACTACCTGGCCATCTGGGGCGGGTCGGAACTGACCATCGATACGGACGGAACACTTTCGGTATCCGGAGCTCTGTACTTGGAAAGCGAAGCTTCGGCAATCGTGGAGGGGCAACTGGTCGTCGAATCGGGCGGCTACGCTGACATCTATTACGACGGTGTCCTGACGTTGGAAGTCGGCGGTACTTGGCAGAGCTACGGCTACTGCTATATCGAATGGAATGCCCAGGCCAACATCCGCGATGATTTCAGCGTAGAAGTCGGCGGCTACCTCAGTATCTACGACAACTCGGTTCTGAATATCGAGACTGACGGAGCGGTCCTTGTTCTGGGGACGATCTCCGTGTCGTGGAACGGCCGGTGCGAGGTGTTCGGCTACCTGGGCGTTCATCAAGATGGGCAGCTTCGCATCTACTCCTACGGCCTGATTAACGTCTACAAGGACATCCGCATCTCGGGCCGCATGACCGGGGGCGGCAAGATCGTGATGCTTCGCCGCGAGGGGCGCATTCTGGACTACAACGATAACACCGTGTTCGTGCTGGACCGCGCCTACGGCGTGAAACCGACACGGATCGCGTGAGGTAACCCATGGCAAAACAATTTCCCGAAATCCCGCAGGCACTTCAGGACCGGCTGAATCGAACGCCTGCTGAGCGAAAAGCGGAACTGGAAGCCAAACGCCAAGCCCGGCTGGCAGCCATGACGCCGCAGCAGCGCCAGGAGGCCCAACAGCGAATCGACCGGATCAATGCCGTGCCGACGCATAAGCGCCCGGCCTTCGTCCAGGCATCGCGATTGGCCATGGTCGCCCGGACGCTCAAGGCACGGACGGAAGCGGGCATGAAGTTCGAGGACATCTTCGGTTCGCTCGATACGACGGAAACGGATGCGGTGAACTGGTTGGCTGATCAGGTCATTGCAGCGAGGAACAAGTAATGGCACTGGCAATCGACATCGCAGACGCCGTGGTGGCCGAACTGGCCGGCGGCGCGTTCAGTCAACCTTTCACGGCCGTTCGTCGGGTGTTGCCCGAGTACGAACTGGCGGATTTGAAAGACCTACGGGTGACGGTCGTACCCGCCGCCGTGGAGATCAGCGGCGCGTCGCGGACGCTCAGCCAACACGATGTTCGGATCGATATCGGCATCCAGAAAAAACTCGGCAAGGCCATCGATACCGAAGTCGCCCAGCTGGCGGGGCTGGTCGATGAGATCGCCGAGTTCCTCAAGCGTCGCCCGCTGCAGGCTGCGCCCTACGCGGTGTGGGTGAAAACGGCCAACGAACCGATCTACGCCGCCGATCATCTGGCCCAGCAGCGGGCGTTCACCAGCGTTCTGTCCATCACGTACCGGGTGCTGAAATGATCCGCATGGACCTCAAGGCGATCTTCTTCGACCGCAAGGCGGTTCGCTCGGCTGTGGATCGCACGACCCGGCGTGTGCTCAGCAAGTTCGGCGCGTTTGTGCGGCGCGGTGCCAAGTCGTCCATCCGCAAACGCAAGCGGGCCAGTACGCCGGGCGAGCCGCCAAGTTCGCACACGGGATTGCTGCGACGGTTCATCTTTTTCGGCTATGACCGCAGTCAGCGCAGCGTGGTCATCGGCCCGCAGCGATTGAACGAAAGAATAGGCGATGCGCCCCGCGCACTGGAGCACGGCGGAACGTCCACGGTTATCGAGGGCCTGCGGGGTAAGCGAAAGAAGCGACGTGTGAAAATGGCGGCTCGGCCCTATATGGGGCCCGCCTTCGAGCAGGAAAAACCCAAGCTGGCCGCCATGTGGGCCGGCAGCATTCGATAAGGAGCAGAACACAATGGCGACATACGTATTGGGCATGAACGCCGGGCTGTATCAAGGCGCGGCCGGTTCGACATCGCCGTCGAGCATGAGCGAGGTGGACAACGTCCGCGACGTGACGCTGTCCCTCGAAGCCGGCGAAGCGGACATCACCACGCGCGGCAACTCCGGCTGGCGGGCGACGGCACCGACATTGCGCGAATGCACCGTCGAGTTCCAGATGGTCTGGCGGCCGGGCGACGCGGTCTTCGACGCGATCAAGAATGCGTTCCTGTCGGCTGGCACAGTCGCATTGGCGGTGCTGGACCAGAAGGCCACGATCAGCGGTGCGCAAGGACCGTTGGGCGATTTTTCGATCACGAACTTCAGTCGCAACGAGGCGCTCGAGGAGGCCATCGTCGCCGATGTGACCGCCAAGCTCGCCCGGTTCGAAGAATGGCACGAGGTGGCGTGATGAAAACCTTCACCGACGCATCCGGACGGACCTGGACGATCACATTGAACCTCGGCACGGCCATGGCCGTCAAGGACAAGCTGGGAATCGACCTGCTCCAGCCCGAAGCGGGCGATCCGCCGCTGCTGACACGTCTCGGCACGGATGAATTGCTGCTGGGCGAGGTGATCTGCTGCCTGCTGGGTTCGCAATTCGAGGCCCACAAGGTCAGCGACGCCGACGTGCGGGCCAGCTTCGACGGCGCGACCTTGCTGGCGGCACAGCAGGCGTTCTACGAGGAGCTGATCGGTTTTTTCCGCGGGCGCGGCCGGGCGGATCGAGCCCGCGCCGTGGAAACCCAGGCGAAGATGATCGAGGCGGCGGTCAAGGCCATCGAGACGCGGATCGAGAGATTGGACATCGACAAAGCGATTGCTGGCGCGATGTCTGGCTCATCGCCGGAAGTCTCGGCATCGGCCCCGACGAACTTCGGGACCTGACGTTGCGGCAACTGTTGTGGATGGCCGAGGGGCACGGCCGCGACGAGTGGGGCCGGATGTCGGTGCTGTGTGCCTTGATCGGCAACGCCCATCGCGACCCGAAGAAGGGCCGGGCCTTCAAGCCGTGCGACTTCGACCCGTTTTCGAATGGTGGCCGCGACGGTGGCGAGGTCATCGAAGTGAACCGTGAGAACATTGGAACTCTAAAGCAGGCCTTCTTGCACAAGACAGGCCGGAAAGGAAACTGAGACATGGACGTCAACGCAATCATCGAGGCGATCACCGGCTTTTTCAATTCGAGCTTCGGCTTCGCCGTCGTCTGGGCCGGCATGGTGGGCTTCTTCATCTTCCTGGCCAGCAAGTACAACCCGCTGCAGGAAGCGTGGAAAAAGTACGAGGGCAGCATCATCACCGGCATCAAGCTGGCTGAAAAGCAGGTGCCTGACGACACGCCCAACGCCGGGTTGGCCAAATTGGACGCCGCCCTGCGGTTCGTTTTGAAGGCCTACGCCGAGGCGAACAAGGGCAAACAGCCGCCCGCCAAACTCGTCGAAGAGATCAAGCAAGGCATCCAGATCAAGCATTCCGATCTCGACCGCTTCGGCGGCTTGTCGAAGTCGAAAGGGACCGTTTGATGAAGTGGCTGATCGCCATTGTGGCCGCTTTCTTCCAGGCGTTGCTCCCGTGGCTCGCGAGAAAATCGCAGCCTACGGCCGAGGACGCCGATCCGGATCGGGCTACGCGCGACAAGCTGAGGTCGCAGGTCCGCAAGCACTGGGGCAACCCCCGGAGTAAACCATGAGACAAGCCAAGCTCGAAATCTATCGCGACGGTCGGCGCGAGTGGCGCTGGCGACTACGAGCGTCCAATGGCCGCATCGTCGCCGACAGCAGCGAGGGCTATCGCCGCCGCGCTTCGGTGCGGAAAGCGGTTGGTCGTGTGCGATCCATTCTGTCCGGCGACGTGCCGGTCGTGGAGGTGCAATAATGTTCCGCAAACTGATTCCGTTCCTGTTGCCCATCCTGCTGCTGACTTCCGGGGCCGGATGCGTTCGCACGATCTATGTCCCACACGGCACGCCTGTGCGTTTGCGCGAGACGGTCAAGAACGCCAAGGTCTGGGTCAAGGACGCCGATGGCAAACCCGTCGCGGGCAAAATGGACATCCCGAACGGGTGGTACGCGTTGCCGTTGGAAGAGGACAAATAATCCATGCCGTCAGCCAAGGGCATCCGAGCGGGCCGGGCGTTCGTCGAGCTTTTCGCCGATGACAGCAAACTGGTGCGCGGCCTACGCCGAGCCGAGAAGAAACTCAAAGCCTTTGGGAGTTCCATCCGCAACCTTGGCCTGAAAATGGCGGGGCTTGGTACGGCAATCCTCGCTCCGCTGCTCGGTGCAGCCAAGGCGTTCAGTTCCATGGGTGACCAGGTCGCCAAGATGGCCAAGCGCACGGGCCTGAGCGTCGAGACGCTCAGTGAATTGCGGTTCGTCGCATCGCAGACCGGCACCGAGTTCGAATCGCTGGAAATGGGCTTCCGCCGGATGCAACGGTCCATCTATGACGCCGGGCGCGGGCTGTCCACGGCCAAGGATGCGCTGGCTGATTTGGGTTTGCGATTCGAAGACCTCGACGGCCTGTCGCCGGAAGAGCAGTTCAAGCTGTTGGGCGAGGCGATCAGTCGGATCGAAGACCCCACGAAAAAGGCCGCCATCGCCATGACGCTGTTCGGACGGACGGGCACGAACCTGCTGCCCATGTTCGCTAAGGGCGCAAAGGGTATCGAGGCGCTTCAGAAAGAGGCCCGCCGGTTGGGCCTGACCATGAGCAGCGAAGACGCCAAGGCGGCTGAGGATTTCACGGATGCGCTCGATGCACTCTGGAAGGTCGTCAAGATGGGCGTCTTCCGGGTTGGTGCGGCGCTGGCCCCGGTGCTGAAACAACTGGCCGAGACGATCACCGGCGTGGCCACGAAGATCAGCGCGTGGGTTCAAGCCAACCGTGAAATCATCGTCACGGTCATGAAGGTCGCGGCTGCCGTACTCGCCGGCGGGATCGCTCTGGCCGCACTGGGCACGATCATCAGCGGTTTGGGCAGCGCCCTTGGTGGACTCATTGCCGTCGTTACGACGGTCGGAACCGTCTTCAAATTCCTGGCCGGTGTGATCGCATTCCTGCTCTCGCCCATTGGCCTGGTCATCGCAGCTGTCACAGCCCTGGGTACGTATCTGGTCGTTGCGACCGGCGCTGGCGGCAAAGCGCTTACTTGGCTGGGCGAGAAGTTCAATGTTCTCAAGGACGACGCCCTGACCGCCTACCAAGGCATCGCCGACGCGATGGCGGCCGGCGACATCTCCCTGGCAGTGAAGGTGCTGTGGCTTTCGATCAAGATGGAATGGACGCGCGGCGTGAACTTCCTGGAGAAGGCCTGGCTGAACTTCCGCAACTTCTTCATCCGGATCGGCTACGACGCCTGGCATGGATTGCTGGCAGTTGTCGAGGTCGTCTGGAACGCACTGGAGGTCGGTTGGATCGAGACCACGGCATTCTTCTTGAAGACCTGGGCCGGTTTCACCGGCTTCTTCGCCAAGACATGGGAGCGGATCAAGTCCGGCGCGAAGAAGGCGTGGAACTGGATCAAATCGCTGTTCGACGATTCGATTGACCTTGCGGCCGAGAACAAACTTGTTGAGCAGCAGAAGCAGGCTGCCATTTCGCAGATCGACAACGAGCAGCAACGCAAGATCGCCGAGCGCGAAGCCCAACGCCAGGCCGAGCGTCAGCGGGCGGCCGCAGTTCATGAAGCGACCATGGCCCAGATCGGCCGGGAGAACCTCCGCAAGCACAGCGAACTCGACGCCGAATACGAACGCCGCATGGCCGAGAACGAATCCGACCTCGAAAAGGCCCGCAAGGAATGGCGCAACGCCATCGAGGAAGCCCGCAAGAAGCGCCAGGCAAAAGAGGCTGCCGACGGAGGACCGGGCAAGCTCGATTCGGCCGATGACATCATCGCCAAGGCCAACCGCGCCCTGGCGGGC